TAAGGAGTAATAAGTGGAACCAGAGGATTTATTACCCGTTTACTGTCCTCAGATGACCCTCACTTCAGGGTATAGTGTCTATATAGATCAGGCTAAACGGCTTACTTCCTCTGGTTTCTTTAACTCGTATTGGGCGCTTGCTGTTGTTTATCGTGCTGCTCATATGTGGACTTTGAATAGTAAACGTCCTGGTACTTCTGGTGTTGAAACTTTTCTTATGGAAGGGCGATTGTCTAAATCTTATGGTGGTGTAGGTGTTATTCGTGACGGGTTGCAACTTACAAATTATGGTATGCAACTACTCGATCTTATGGAGTCAATGCCGGGGAGTGTAGGATCAGTTGCTTCTTCCACAATTCTAAACACCTATATGACGAGTGGCCTATGATATTTGATGAATATCAAGAAATAATGCAAGTATGGAGGCCCGTGGGCGTGGAGGGGAGTGATCCTGTCTGGACTCATTTGTACGATATTACTGGAAGATTAGAACCAGTTTCTTACGGTACGGAATCTCCTATAAATAATCAAAATTTTGCGGATGTATCCGAATATCTGATATGTCCTTTGACCTACGAGAATTCTGTATCTGCTAATGACGGAATTGTTGATCCTAGAGGAGTACAGAGACAAGTAGTGGGTATACCCGAATTGTGGCGAAATATCAATCCGCATATGGTTTGTATGCTTAAAAGAGCGGCTTGGGATGTGACGGTATAGTATGCCAAAGCCATCTGTTACTTTTGAAGGTAATTTTCACAAAATGAAGCCAGAGGATATCCTTCGTCCTATTGAAGGTATGCTTGCAAATGTAGGAGCCGCTGTTGTTCCTGTAATGAGAGGAATTATTAAAGGACAAGTATCCCAGGGAGCTAGAGGAGAACTGGAAAGGTCTATCGCTTGGCGAACTGCCAATAAGCATAGTCAAGTTGAAAAAAATGAGGATTTAATTGAATCTCCTCCAGTTCATTGTGTAGATATAGGTTCTGCTAATAGTCATGCTTTTTATGTGGAAGAAGGAAGTTCCCCTCACCTTAATCCTGAAGGAACAGAGGAGTTTGTAGCAGAAATTAAAGATTGGACTGCTAGAATGGGATGGGATGAAGATGTGGCTTATGCCATTATTAATAGTATTAGAGCAAATGGTACAGATGCGATGCCTTATGCTAAACCTACGGGAGAGAAATTACCATCTATATCCAAACCTATTTATGATGAAGCAGTTAGAACATTTTGGAAGTATTGGGGATGAGTATGTTAGGGCAAGATGTTAGAACCTATTTATGTACTGTTTCAGGTATAATTTCTTATTTCAGTCCCAAGGCTACTATAAGTGGTATATTTTTAACTCAAGCTCCCACAGGATCACTTATGCCTTATGTGGTAGTTGAAGTATCAGAAGGACCACGGGAATTGATAACGGTTAGTAAAACGGAAGAAACTGCTTCAGTACGAGTAACTGTGAATTGCGGACCAGCACAAATGTATAAGGGAGCTAACATAATTTTAGAAGTAAGAAAGGCATTAGAAAACTATCGCGGGGATATGGGTGGCTCCAAAGACATTGTGTGCAAATGTTCCGCTATTAGGGATTGGGCAGGAACAGGCGGTTGTTATCGCTATGCTGTAACAGCCACAATAAAGCATATAGAAACAAGGAATAAACCTGTTGGAAGTGTAGGATAGGCTTGACAAAGATTCGTTTTTCAGTATAATATATACTGGAATTAAGATATATGAGTTTTACTATATAGGAGGAAATAAATGACAGCAGATAGGTTAGTTGGTTCTGATGCTTCATTTTTCAAAGCAACTGTAGCGGCAATTGCTACTACTTCAGGAACGATGGCGGCTGGATCGTATTATAAAATTGCAACTATTTCGGGTACTACAGTATTTCCGACTGGATATGCTGTAGGGGACATCTTTATAGGGGATAGTGCTAAAAGTCTTTCAGCCACTAATAGTGCATATCTTCTTACTGCAACTGAGGAAACGGATGCCAATTCGTTCAAGATTGAGTTTTCTTCGGATGAAATCAGTGTCACTACGTTAAGTGATGGAGTTAAAAAATATCGTAAGGGCAAAACGGATATGTCAGGAAATGTAGAAGGAATCAACTTTATTTCAGAAATGAAGAAAGCGGGGTCTATTCTTAATCGGTTCCTGAAAACTGCGAATGCTACTTCGGCATATGTGGTATCGACATTGCAGGCGGTTGATAAATCTGATGTCTTCGGAGTGTTCTACCTTCAGGATGATGGAACGACTGCTGGAGAGACGCAAGCCTTTATGATCGCGCAAATCGAGTTCTTTGGGTATTCTCTCGGGGCGGCTGTTGCGGATGCTCAGGCATGGAGTTCTGGAATCAGGCTTATCGGTAATGATCCGATTGTGTATTTCAAAGCTAATAGCTAAGTAACGACTGGTTTAGCCGGACTATAAATGTAGTCCGGCTATATATAATCTAGCAAGGAGGATATACCCCTATGATTTTAACTGTATCAAGTCAACGAGAATTTATTCCTGAGTTTCACGGTAATAAAGACCTTCCTGCGGCAGAGCAGATTCGTATTACACACGATGCTCCCACTATGTCTATCAAGGAGAAAGTGTCTAAACGTGCAATAGATTTAGATCAAAATGGGACGCCTTCGTTTCATATTGAAATTGAAAGGAAGCCGTGTCTTAGGGCATTTAATATTAAAATTAGTAATGCGGGGTATGAGAAACCTGTTAGTGAGGACACTACTAAGGGGCCTGTTAAGGTAGTGGGGGATAATAAGGTTGTAGTACGAATTACCAATGTGGAAGACCTTTTTAATGCTCCTGTAGAGTTTGATCCTCTTATTGATGAGATTTATAATTATTTGCAGAATCTTCTTAACACGAAGGTGGACGAAAAAAACTGATAATTGCCTACCGTCTTTTACATGATGGTAGGCACAAGGATAGGTACAGAAAAGAAAAGGGTTTTGTACCTATCCTTGCAAGAAAGATAAATGGTGAAGATGTAGTTGTTACTAGAGATGAAGTATCTAAGTATGTAAATAATCCAGCATTTGGATTTTATTTGCAATGCTGGCAGTATACAAAATTATGGGGGACATTAGATTGGAGGAATTGGCCTCTGGATATACTGGAAGCAATGACCGCGATTGAGTATGAAGAAAAGACCATTGAATCCGAGGAAATGGAGAAGGCTAAGTCCACAGCAAGGAGGTAAAACGTGGCTAATCAGGTAACAGTACGTTTTGCCGCCGATATTCAACAGTACCAGAGAGATGTATTAAAAGCTCAAAATTTGTTAAAATCATTCGGAACTTCTACTGAAAAAAGTATGAGTTCTGCTGCTTCTAGTATTGCTACTGGTTTGAAAGGGATTGCCGCATCATATATAAGTGTATATGCGGCATTTACTGCAGTTAAAAAAGTTGTAAAAGAAGGTATGGATTTCAATGCTTTCGTGGAAACCTCCACAGCTTCTTTCGGAGTAATGTTAAAAAGTGTTGATCTTGCTAAATCTAAAATGCAAGAATTGTACGATTGGGCTGTTAAGAGTCCTTTAACTTTCAAGGAAACTGTATCTGCTTCAAAACAATTACTGGCTTACGGGTTTAGGGCGGAAAGTCTAGTTAGTAATATGGAATTACTTGGTACGGTAGCAAAAGCTACTGGGCATTCTCTTGATGATATAGCCTATGTATATGGAACATTAAGAACACAAGGTAGGGCTTATACTCGTGATTTAATGCAGTTTGCTATGCGGGGTATTCCTATTTAAGAAAAATTATCGAAGGTAATGGGAGTACCTAGTGAGAAAATACAAAAACTCACGGAAGCAGGAGAAGTGGGATTTGCAGAAATAGAACAAGCGTTTAAGAATATGACAACTGAAGGTGGTAGATTTGCGGGATATCTTGAAGAATACATGAAAACCTTTGAAGGGCAGGTTTCCATGCTTACGGATGTATGGCAAAAAAGCACGGGCGCATTAACTTCTGGTATGTTTGAATCCTTGAAGGGAATCGTAGCTGATTTAACTAAAGCGTTGCAAGATAATCAGAAAGTTCTTATGGAATGGGGCTTTATTCTAGGAGAAACTGTTAAGGGGCTTTGGGTAGTTTTCTCTGCTATAGGAACTGTGTTAAAATATGTACTTGGTTATATAGCTGATCTTGTTCTTGCACTTAATAGTCTTAACCTTAATTGGGATTTGGTAATAATTGTTATTGGTGGAGTGGTGGCAGCCTTTAATCCATTTATAGGCGCACTTATACTTATTGCAGAAACAATATCTTATATAATCCGATTATGGGATCAATTCAAAAATAAAGCGAATGTTACAAACATACCCAAGGTAAATCTGGAGCAGACCAAACGAGGTAGACAAGAATACATAACCACGGCTGAATTAAAGGCTATGAATGAAATCACTGATGATTTACAAAAAGTAATTGATAAATATAAAGACGAATATCTGAAAGCTGTTGCTGAAAGGGCTGTAAAAGAACGTACTAATATCTATGCGGTAGCTCAGTATGAATATAATCAATCCCTTGCAAATATTAAGGAAAAATCTGCTGGTAACGAAGCTGTTTATAATGAATCTGTTAAGTACCTGAACTTATATCAGAAATTAGTAATAGCTGGAATAGATAAGGAAGAGCAAGAACGTATAAAGAAGCTCGCTGAAGAAGAGCAGGAGCGTGTAGGTAAATTAGAAGAATTTTTACAGAAGTATCAAGAGGAATGGGAGAAGATTCAGGCTCAAGAAAAAGTAGATAATAAAAGTAATATATACGCTGTAGCAGAATACGAATACGAACTTGAAAAGAGAAATATAGAAGAAAAACTTAAAGGAGAAGACGAGTACCTTAAAAAAGCATTAGCTGTAGCTGAAAAAATACACCAGCAAAAATTAAGAAATATAGCAGTAGAAGAATTTGGTAAAAGATGGGAAAATCTTATACCTAAAAATCCAATGAATTCAGAACAATGGGCTGATGTGTACGGTGAAAACACGAAGTACACTGATACGCTTTCTGCAAAGGAAATCCTATCTTCTCTTAATTTAGATAGTTCGTTAGAAGACATAGATGTGTATATTAAATTAATAAAATCAGAAGTGAACAAATTACAAACATCCGCCGATGCAGGAACTTCAGCTAATAAGATATTGATCGCTACTTACACTGCAATTATGCATAAAGTTACAAATTACATTCCAATATTAAAAGCGATGTCCAACAATTCGGCGATATCTTCTGGAACCTACCCGCTAGATCAGGATTTTTGGGATAATCTTAAAATAGCTTTTGTAGCTGATTATGAAAAACAAGATTTCTTTGGAACGATTCTTAAATCTATAGCATTGTCATTTGAAGGTACACAATTACAGGGTGCTTTTCAAGAAATGTCTAAAGCGTGGACTAAGGTGTTTGAAAACAATAAAATAATTAATATTATTGGGGATTTCTTTTCTAATATTGGAAAAGGGTTATCCGATAATTTATTTATTAAAGAGTGGGCAAAGAATTTTAGTTTAATTGGAGAGGGTGTATCATCTTTTGCTGATTCTACTGGATTAACTGATATATCATCAGCATTAGGTAATTCTTTTAAGTTTCTAACTGATATTATAGGATCAGATTTATTAAGTATAATACTAAAGTTTATAATGGGTAGTGAACAAGTTCAGAAAGTATTAGGAGCTATTACAGACATTGTGATGAATACACTTGCTCCAGCGCTTAAGTGGGTCGCTGATATAGTAGCATGGTTATTTGATAATGTTGTAGTTCCTTTTGGAAATGCTGTAATTGATGTAATAAATTTCCTTCTCGGGTGGATGGGCATACATCTTAATTATCTTACTACTATTGTATTTGCATTAGCACAAGAATTAGAAGCTACTACATCTAAAAAAGCATTATCAGAAACAATAGATTATTTGCGAGATAAACTTGATGATATGGTAAGCAGTCAGTTAAGTTCTCTCGAAGACTTGTATGAAGTTGGTGCTATTACCGCGAGTGAATATGCGAAACAAGCCGATGCAATTAGTACACAATATGATTATGAGAAGAGTTTATTAAGTAACTCGGATAAACAGCTTAATACTCTACAAGGCATTTATGACCGTCTTGTAGAGCTTCTAGCAGTGCAGGCTACAATAGATGATTCAAATTTAACTGACGCGGAGATTATTGCTCTAGTACAGTCTGCTAGGGTAGGTGGAAGTTTTGCGAACGGAATAAACAATGTTCCATATAACATGATAGCACAATTACACCAAGGGGAAAAAGTAGTTCCTGCTAACTTCTCCAGAGCCATTGATAGGGGGGATATAAGTTTGTCTAATGGAACGTCCACTAATGGGGGAGTTCACGTAACGGTAAATGTAGCTGGAAGCATTAAATCCGAAAATGATTTGGTGGCTACTATAACGAATGCTATATACAGAAAGCAGAAAATGGGAGTGTTAGTTAGATGAATGTATTATTAAATATATGGGATAATCCAAACCATATAGGATTGGGGGTGTAGTTGTGACATTTACTGCACTTGGCTTTGGGGATTACTCCGCTAAATATGCAAAAGCTCCTGATGGAACAATATACGTAGCATTGTCAGGGGGATATTTCAAAATAAAGAAAAGTGTAGATGGTGTTAATTTTACTGATACGGGTTCTGTTACAGCACAGTGGGTTAGTATAACAGTATCCCCAAACGGAACTATAGTTGGAGCATGTTTTTATCTTGGTAGTTACAAAGCATACAGGAGTACAAATGGTGGAACATCCTTTACTCAATGCACATTAGCTTTAACTTCTACATACGTTAAACTGTATTCTGCAATAAATGGGTACATTTACGGTCTTTGTATAAGTAATGGAGATATTTACAGGTCTACAGATAATGGAGCCACCTTTACAGCATTATCTGTAGGAAGTTATAGTTGGACTTGTTTCTGCGAAGATAGTTCTCATAATTTATATGCCGGTGCTTCAACTTATGATATATTTAAGTCTACAGATAATGGAGCCACTTTTACAGCATTGGGTATAGGTACTAATGCATGGATGGATATGGCAATAGACGACAATGATAATATTTTTGTTACTTCTACTAGTCCTAGCGATATATATAAATCAACAAATAGTGGAGTATCATTTAGTGGTATGAGTGCTGGTAGTAGGAATTGGAGTGCTATATGTGTAGATAGAGATAATAGTATATTTGCTGGTGTGACAAACGGTTCTATCTACAAATCAACAAATAGCGGAATTTCATTTAGTGATCTTTCTACCAGTTCACGATATTGGAATTATTTACTACCAGATGATAATGGTAATATATATGCAGGATGTAGTACGTCTGATCCTAATCCCATAGATGGCTATGTTACTAAGTATAATATCACCTACGACGATAATGACGCCGATTCCGGCACTGCCCCCACAGATGCGAGCGGCTACCTAGCCGGGGCAAACGCGACGGCGCTCGGCAACACCGGAAGCCTAGCGAAGACCGGGTACACCTTCGCGGGGTGGAACACCGCCGCCGAT